AAGAAGCTGCCCCCATTACAAGATGTTACAAGATACAAGAAAACCCGCGCTAGGTACACCGGGAGATATACCTAACGCGGGTTGCAGCGGGGGCTTGCTGCTTGATCCACTCGACAACCCTGCATAACAGGATCGCCAGTGGATGCAAGCGTTATTTTTACCTAGAGCGTTACCCCTGTCGAAACAGCGGCCTTGCCCTTGAAGCCCTCGACCACCGCCGTAACGGCTTCGTCTAGGTGCTTCTCGATCACTGCAACTTGCTCGCTGCTGTAATCGTATGCGTTCTTATTAGCGAGCGGGGCAAGAGCGTTGATAGCCTTTAGCGCGTTCTGCAAGCGGCGCGTTCCAATAGTGCGGAACTTGTCGCCCTTTTCCTTCTGGCGCTTTGCCTTTTCGGCGTCTGACATTGCTTTACCTTTTGGCATTTCAAAATCCTTTCTTCGTTTCGGTAAAATCAATGTAGCGTTCAAAGTTTAAAAATCAATGAACGCTACAAAGATTTTTAGCTAATTACCAAACTACTTCTTGCGCTGGATCACGCGGGCGGGCTTCAAACGCATAGAGCGCAACATTACCGCCTGTTTCTGTATCAATGCCGGACCAGATCAGTTTCGTTAGCTTTTCCATGCTTTCGGTATCATCCATGCGCGTAACGGGAACTTCCCGCCCTACGAACTTGCCAGCGCTAGGACCGGCAACGCGGACTAGATAACCGCCCTTCTTCTTGTCACTGGCGTAAGTTGCCTTGTGGCTTGGTGCATCAGTTTTAGGCATTTTGTTTTCTCCTAGGTTTAGCGCTAGGTGTTTAGCGTCTAGCGGTAAGACCACCCTAGACGCTAAAAATGAAAACGCAATAGCTTATTTTTACAAGCCGAAGAAATTTTGAACGAATGAAAGCGTATGCTGTACCGATGGATTGCTTACGCCGTAAGCGGTCACAAAGCCGCAACCGAACTTTAGAATGGTGCGCCAGTGTTTCCGGCAAAACCCTAGAACCTTGTCGGTCCCTTCAATGAACGAGATAACCTTATCTAGCTTCCCGTCCATTTCCGCGATTTGAGTTTGCACCAAAGCCCTTTCCTCTTTGGCCGTTTCTTTCGCGGTTTCAAATTCTGTTTCTAAACCGCTAAGCCGGTCTTTGATATTTGATATATCGGTTTCTAAACGCTCAAGTCGCGTAGTAGTTCCATTTTCGGGAACGCCCGCCCCATCGTCCATTACTGATTACTCCACAACGTCTAAACTATGATCCTGACTATTCCAGATTAGTTCACGAATGGCCCTAGGCAATATTATACAACCATGTGAGGCTAAGCCGGGATGCTGCAAACTATCCCCATGAATACGAAAAGCGGAACGCCCGAAAGTCTGTGTTCCCGGTTGCGGTGAAAGAGCAATAGTAAAAGGGCCTGTTTGCGTTGAATGATAAACGCCAGTCATAACCCAAGAACCTTTAGGAATGGGACCAATCCCAACGGCGCTTTGCATGGCGGGATTATTTTTCCCTAAGTCGCTACCGGAATAACCAGAACAAACTTTTTCGCCATTATGAAAAAGCAAACCTTGTGATTGATCCCAAACCCAAGACATTACAATTCTACTTTACAATAACGTTTGCTGTATTGTTGGGGCAAGTCGAATTGTAGTCTTTACCGCAAATCGAATAACCGTGATTAGTGGTTACACAAGCCGCAAGCGCAAGCGCCGCAGCAATGGCAACGCCAGCAATAGCCCTAGCCATTGCTTCCGCCGTTTCCCGCGTTCGCGGCTGCAAGCGCCTGTCGTACCGCTGCGTCGATCAGGGGACCGGCAACGCGGCTAACAGCCGCATCAATGTCCGCTTCGTTCACAACTACTTCACCGCCGTTGCTAGAGCCTGTGGCGATGCCTTCAAGCGAGTTAGCCGCTTCGGTTACGCCGACAACGCCAGCCTTAAGCGTTTCGAGTGCCGCATCAATGCTAGACTTGGTAGCGGGCGCAACTGGAACCGCGCCGACGAGGGTTTCGAGAATACCAACGGTATTACCGAGTTCCGCGCCGTAGTGATTAAGAAAACCCGTAAAACTTGCAAGCGTAGTTGCAATGTCGGCGCCAGCGGTATTTAGAAACTTAGAAGCCATTACTTTATTCCTCTCTTAGTTACTTTGTTTATACAAATACAATCCACCTAGGATTAGTATTAGGGCGAAAACAACTAGGACGATCCTAGAGAAAAAGTCACTGGCGTCAATCCATTGCTTTAAATAACAAATGGGATTGATCCCGCAACTATCGGAACCGCCACCGCTCGACCCGCCACCGCCGAACAGATTACCAAAGGCACTAGCGCAAGCAAGAGGATCACCGGCAACGCAAGCCGCTCCACTTGCAACTGTACCAACAATGTTACCACCGCCGCTACCGCCACTAGTGCCACCGCTAAAAAAATTCTTAGCGTTACTCCAAACCTTATTAGCGTAGTCCATCCCGGCTTGCCCTATATTCGCGTGGGGGCCTTGATAGTAATGCGCTAGTTTTTCGCTCCAATTCGCTCCCGGCATTGAAGCTAGATACTTTGCGCCACCGTAAAGATTTTGCGTAGGATCAGCGGCGTTTACTCCAAGTTGCGCCGCCGTTCCTCTTGTCAATTGAGTAAAACCGTATGCGCTAGTAGTACCGGGAGAAGCGTTAGGGTTCCAGCTACTTTCAGTTTGAATTAGTCCAAAGAATACCGGGCGCGGAATATTGTATTGATCCGCAGCCGCGCCCGCTACTCCGCTGTATTGATCGAAGAAACTAGGCATTATGGATAACTCAAACCAAGAGGCGGAAACAGCCAAGGGTTAGTAGGATTAGGCTTAGTTGCCGGTACTCCTACAAAACCATAATCATCCTGTACGGGAGAACTAAACGTAGTGTTTTGGTTTCGGTAATTGTTGATAGTCAAGTTTATATCTTTTGGATCGGCGTAAGCTGCAACAGTAGAACCGCCGCAAGCGCAACCGCTAATCATAGAAAAATCTAAACCATTATCCGCCGCCAAATTGGGAATATCAATCGAGCGTCTAGGTGGTAAATTAATTGCGGGAATATCAACACTAATTCCCGGCGTCTGTGTTTGAGTTACGTTGTTCGTTACACTCTTTGATTTTGCAAACCAAAGAATGAGAACAAGCAACGCAAGAGCACCAAAGCCCATCCATAGCCTTTTCTCATTCTCTGTCATTATGCGTTCCAAGTAGTTTGAGGCAAAGGCGGAACGCCATAAGTAACGCTCCCGCTCTGTCCTGTTTGTCCGCTGATTTGTGGCGATGCCGAATTAATCAATTGAGTAAGAACCGCTAGGCGTTGTCCGCCATGCAATCTAACGTCTGTGATATGTCCGGCTAACGTCTGCAAATCAAATGCTTGTAACTGATTATCCGCTAGGTGCGCTTGCAATCCAGCATTTACCGCAGTCGAATAGTTTGCACTATCATAAGCGAGTTTAGTTGTGTTAAACGTCAACTCGTTACTATTAAGCGCAATCTCTTTTTGTGCAGTAATTCCAAGCGCTGCAATTGCCGCTTGTGAAGAATTTGCATTGTCCGAAAGTTTCGCTTGAATAGTTGCAAGCGCAACCGCCGTTTGGTCTTGATCCTGTTGCGCGGCTAGACTTGCAGCAATAGCGTTATTCTGTTGTCCTGCTGAAATACCGGCTAACGCTAGCTGTGTATTAGCAGCCAAAACATTAGGATCAGTACCGCTTGCAGTAACAGTATTAGAACTAGTGCTAGCGCTTCCACTCCGATTAACAAGCCAAAGAACAAGAAAGAATAGGACAACCGCACCAATGAGGAACTTAGGCGATTTGAGTGTTTGCCAATGCATTTTCATTTATTGGCCCTTTCTACTCAAATCGCTAAGCCCTTGCAGCACGTATTGACCACTTACACCTAGACCGCTCCCGCGCAATCCTACGGGAACAACTTGTTGGTTTACGATCATAAAGCCGGGAGAATTTACCGGACCTAATGAACGTCTAATATTCCATTGTCTGCGTCCGGTTCCGCCCATGTAGGAACCGCCCGCTGGCAAAGTAGTTCTAGGCAATAGCGCCTGATTAGAAACGCCGACGCCGTTGTTACTTGCTCGACTAAGGAAACTGAAAAAGCCCATCTGTTTAATCCCTTCTAAGAGTGTTGGGATTAAGCGCCTAGACCATAGCCGTTACCAACGCCCGCATTGCTTCCCGTAACTGGAGAAACGGCGGTAGCAAGAGCCGAAGAAAAAGCCTTGCCAGCCTGACTAATCACGTTGCCGGTATCAGCCTTCTTAGAAACGAGAACCGCAAGAGTAGCAACACCGATGATCGCAACCGCCACCGTTGCAACTTTATCCATAATATCGTTCATTTAATTAAACTCCCAATGCTTTGAGTAAAAGAGTTGCGCCACTATCAGGAACCGCGTTTTCATACTGTTGCAGAATAGAGTTTCCTTTAGCTGGCGCACTATTGCCGCTAATCAAATCGAATGGATTAAAACTAGCGTTTACCGTTTGCCCGCTCCCGCCCGTTTGTTGTGTTGAACTAATATCGGCCATGAACTTTTTAAAGAAGCCTTTATTAGCAAAGAACAGCGCAATAATCACCAACGTTAGGAAAGCATTAGAAACCGGCTTTAGTGGTTTATAATACCCAATGGCACCAATCATAAAGAGCGCAATACCCCATATGAAAAAGTTATTGGGGCCGGTAAAGTCTGACTTGATTGTATCAAGTAAAACCTTGGCGCAATAATCACCGTTACAAGTTTTTCCTCTTGTTCCAGCAATAAGAAAGACAATACCGGCAAAGAGTAAAGCTAAGGGCATTAGTTTACTATCCCCAACACCATTAGATAATTCCGCAAGCTACCTTTCATCGTCGCGTAAATAACAAAAGCGATGATTAGAGCCGCAGTTATCTTAGTGGCTTGTGACATTATTAGAGCCGATTAAGACCGGGAACCTTTGTGTACCAACTTGGATTTTTCGCTCCCAAGTAAGCAGCAAGGCCAAGAATTACAATCGTCCAAAGAGAAACACCAAAAATCCGCATAAGTAATTCCTTTGTTCTAGTGAAGAATACGGTTGATAACTCTCGACCACAAGAAAACGCAAGCGAGCATTAGACCGATAAAGAGAAACCAATCAACCGCAGTTCCGTTAGGATTGTAAGGCTGCTTTATCCAGCGCTTACTATCATCAAGAAAAGTTGAAACCATGCCTCTAGTTCCTTTGCAAAAAGAACAAGGGGCGGGAGTATTATTCCCGCCCATTGTCTTACGCTCCAAGGCTCAAAGAAGCTGCATACGGGATTTGATTAGTCTGCTGGAAGGCTTCGGTAAGAATAGAAACCGAAGCGCCCGCGTTCACCGTTGAAGCATTGAGATTAAGCGCCATGTTACCAAAGGTAATGGTATCAATTGGCTTATCACGATGATCGAAATAGTAAGCGCCCGCTGGCGGATCACCCATAAACGTCTGTCGCGCAAAGAGCGCAATAACGTCCGGCGTTGCCTTCAACAGTTCCGTACTATTGGCCGAAGTGATAGACCAGTAATTAACGTCTGCACCATAACCGATTGTCGCGCCGTTACGGAATAGTGCGAACGTAGAAAGAAACTGGCGCATATTCGGATATGCGTAAGTAAAGTCTGCGTTTGCAGTAATACCGGAAAGGTTGGTATTCTTAAGATCGTAAACGATATTAAGATCATCAATCGGGAGAATAGGCATACCGTTATTGAACGGGATTTGATCGCGGTAAACTTGGAAAATCGTAACAACTACGTTGCCCGAATATCCACCCGCATTACCGTTATAAACAGAATTATACTTATCGCTTCCGTCTGCATTGAACGGATTTTGATTAAGGACAATCTGCAAATTCTGTGTTGCGTTCACAACGTTGGTATAGCAAGCGCCGCGCAAATCGGTAGCGCCATAAGCCAATGGAACCCAAAGCATAGTTTTAACTTTGCCGGTTGCACTAGCAGCAAGAGAAGCTGCCCCGTCCATAACGTCAAAGTTATTACCGTATGCAAGCGGAGTACCCGAAGGATAAGCGCCACCGAAAACAAAACCCTGCTTAGCAGAATTAAGAAGCGCCAAGTGAGCGCCCGTAGTCTGTACGCGGTTCAAGTTCTGCAAATCAGTATAAGTAAGCTGCTGCACCATATTCGCGGGTCCGAAAGGCGAAAGAGCCGCAGCGCTACCGGCTGCGTTAGCAACAGTTGCAGAAACCACAACTAGGAAGCCAAGCGTAAGGCCAACGTTACGGGGCTGGAAATTGATAACATTCTGATTAGCAGGATTAACAGAAAGACTGCCAATCTGCTGAACCATTTTGACGCTATTCTGTAGAACGATCGAACGCGCCGCCGCGTTCTGATTTGCGCGGTCCTGTGCGCTCTGCTGTGGGGAAGCTGGCATTTTAGTTATTCTCCATTCTTGTTAAAGATAAGTTTCGCGCCCGCGTTGATTGCGAACGTTGCAATAATCAGCATGAGAAAAACTGTAATCCAGTTCATCGGATGCCGAATAAGGGCGACATTAATTACCCGCATTACTGTCGCCCGTCTTTTTATCAACTAGGTGCGCCACCGTTCCAACAATGGCAAACCCTACCAATGCCATGAGAACAATAGTTACCCAATTAACAAAATTCCAAGTTATGATTGTTTCACCGTTCATATAGCAAAAACCTTTCGCGCATGATCGCGCCTATTGTCGAAGCCCTCAATAATCTTGCTCCTGTTAGGCACTGGCAACAGTAACGCTCCCTCTTGCCCGTCTGCACTGTACCAGTAAGAGTGAAACTTAGGCAAGAGGCTTATAGGGGTATTATCTAAGTATTCCGAAACATAGCGCCTATCCCCTTCAAGTTGAAGTTTCATAATGTAAAAGTGATTAGCTTCGGAGAATACCGCCTTATCAATCCAGACGGGTCTTTGAACTAAAGTAATAAGTTCAATATTCTTTGCGCGTCCCTGTGTGAGTAGAGCAGAATAACCCGCGTTCCTGTTGCCAAGCATATAGCCTTCATCAACATAAACGCCCGCGTTTTCATTCGCCCATACTTTCCACAAGAAAAATTCTACCGCTTCATCATCGCGGAACCTTACGGGCCGAATAACATAAAGTCCCGGCTTCTTTGGGGGATTGCTGTAAACGTTTATTTCTTCGGCTTCTAATTCGCCTATTAGCTTGTCGCCTTTAAAATCAAAGATAAACCAAGGGCGCTTATGCCAATCTCTAGTTGAAAGAAGCCAAACAGCAAGAAACGTTTTGCCGCTCCCGGTAGAGCCGACAATAACAGTTCTTTGATCGGGTTTCGGTAGAGAATACATTACGGAAGCAAAATCCAAGTAAGTAGAACAGCCTTCATTACTGCGTGATCCTTTCGCAATGCGATTACAATAATGAAGGCTGCTATCCCTAAAAGGGTTAGTGTTAGTGCGCGTTCGCTCCATCCCTCAAAGGCTTTAAGAAACGGCTTTTCAAAGAAAGGAACGGAACTTTCAATATTCACTAAAACAATCCCTCTATATCATCGTCTAGTTTAGTTAGGCTGTGCGACGAAAGGCCACTCAACCCTAGGGGCTGTGTCAGTTGCATAAGTGGTAGTACCCGCTGCGTTTCCGTTTTCATCATAGACGCCAGCAACGCCCGGCTTCTTTTCCGCAGCCTCTTGCGCTTTTCTTGCTCTAATTGCGAAAATACGCGACCCATAAACAAGCCCTATATTACCAGCAAACAACAAAGCAGCTTCAACTTTAGGATCGGGTTTAATGTCATAAAGCGACATTAGCGTAAGTCCGCTTTCGCTTAAGCCTGATGCTTCTGCTTCGTCTAGTATTAGTTCCGGCGTATTAGTCATTGCGGCTAGCGTTGTATGAAATACCAACAAACCTTTAGTTAGCATTTCAGCGCTTGCTTTTATATCGCTATGTATGTGCGCCTTGCTCTTGTTTGTGCTTCCGGCTTTTCTTCCCTTCTTTCTTCGGAAAGTTCCGTCTGCGTTTCTAGTATCGGGGTGGGAGTGTCGTTCGGGATCGAACTCGTTTCCGGCGCTATCTCTAACGGTTCCACCGTTTCCAGTATCGGCGCTTGTTCCATTGGCGGCGGCGGCGGCGGGATCAATCGTGTTTCCAATGTCGAGACTAATTCCCTCAATTCCTTTATTTCCTCGCGGCATAATTCAATCTCACTTCTTTCTTCTGCAATCGTTTCAATTCTAGCGGTATCTACTTCGGCGCGTATTGCCTCGATAGTAATATCACGATTAGCTTCTATTTCCGCAATGGCAACATCGTTAGCGGGTGGTGTTCCGGCTTCGGCCCCATCAACTCCCGTAACGGATGATCCGCCTTCGGTAATACTCTCTGAACCGGCGTTGTTAGTTTCGCTCTCAACATTTTCTCCGCCTTCGTTAGTTGTGGATACTATCGTTACAATCGGTTGCGATGCTTCGTCCGCCATTTAGCAATTCCCTTCCTTCTAGTTTTGCTTCAATCGAAATAATCCGCTGCTTAATTTCTGCCATATCGTTAGCAGCGCTTCGCACTAGTTCTAGTGTATCAGTAACAGCCTTTTTCATTTCTTCGGGTTTCATTCCAATCATGGAACCCAACATCATTTCAACGCCCTTCATTAGCGGTTATCCTTTACTGTGTTTTCCAAACGGCGGGTTGTACGGGAACGTTTAGAAATTGAACGCCAACAATCAAGTTAGCGGCGGGAGTAGTCGAGAAATTCATTACTGGATTATTCGGCTGTAGGATCGAAAAATAACCTTGACTATGCGCGGGGCAAATAATCCGCTGATTAGTCAAAGTTGTTTTAAGAGTAACCGCCGCTGCGTTGTCTGCGTTATCAATGAAAACAGTTTGGACATATTCAATCCGCGCCTGTTCCACTAGCTGCGATAAATCAACGTCCTGTTCGGTAGCGCTAGAAAAATCCATGTTAAGAGGAACGGCTTTAGGTCCGCCCCTTGGAATAACAACATTCGCAATTTGATAAGCATTAGTTGGAGTATCAAGCATTATACATTATCCCTATTCAGAAAGTGGAATACATGATTAGCACAAGGCGACCAGCAACCCAAGCTAAAGACTTGCGGCTGTAAAATAATATCATGCTCTACAACTACGCCACCGGCAACGCCGAAACCAGCGGGAGTTATAAAGTAGTCGTTCCCATCAATATCTTTAAAGTAAACCCCGTCGGTTATGCTAGGGTCTAAGGTAATATCAACGCGGTCGTATGTTGTGCAATCAACAGAAAAGATAAAAGCAACCGCCACTAGTTGCGGTCCACTAGTATCTAATGTTGTGAAAATGAAATTACCGGGAGTAGCGGCTAGCTTATAGCTAATGTTATACTGCATTGCGTTTTGAAATATAACATCGTCCGCCGCATCGCTAAGCGTTATGTAATCCTGTACCGGCTGATTTGTAGGATTACCCGTGTTTGTTTGTCTCCATCGCGTAATATATTGTGCGGGAGTAATACCACTATTCTTTTCGATCCAAGTAGTATTTAGATTATCAGCGCCCGCAAGAGTGAGGCTAGACCATACGCTAGTATCTAAATCTATCAGCGTAAAAGCCTGATGCCATACCTTGTCTGTGATATTACCTATCCAGACAAGACCGTTATTATCAGCGGCTAGTTTTCCGTTACCGTCAACAGTGAAAGGGATTTGATCGCCATGCCCTTGCGGAGTTAGGAAAGAACCGGAATAGTTCGGTTCACTAAAAGCGGGCATTGTATCATCCGGCGCTAAGATTTGCGGACCTACTGCAATCGCGCCAAATGGTAAATCTTTCCAACTGAATACACCGGTAATAGGCGTTTGAGAATATTGGATTAGAACAGTTCCCGGCGTTCCTGTAATATCGAAAGAGTAGTTAGAACCGTTTAGCGTAAAATCTATTGTAGGATAGAATAGCCCGGTATTATTACCGTAAAGCAATTGATACTGTGACCAATCGGTAAGCGTTCCATTGAATAGCGGCGGATAAGGGAAAGCGGGTGTTTCGGCTTTCTCATAGATATAAGGTGGTCTAACTGGCGTTGGGGTAAAAGTAGTTCCAGAAAAATCAACTGTGGTTGATCCGCCCTTATTCGAGATTATAGCCAATTCTTTATTCCCTCTATTCCAATGCAAGAACCATGCCAATTCGGGACCGAAACGCTTAGTTATCCCCAACTCGTTTTAGTTCCGCCGATCAACAACAATATTGCACAACAGCCGTAACTAGTCCATCATTGCGGGCGGGCAACGGTACGAGTGCCGCTAAACTCACTCGACCGCGCCCGCCCGCTCCCGCGCCTGTCAGCCGGGAGCATTGCGCTCGACCGGAAGGACAGGGGGGAAACTTGGTTAAGAAAAAGAGTGCTATAGATAGCGCCCT